CCATCATCCCGCGAAGCACCGACTTTACCTGATCGACCTCGGTGGAGGCTTGTTCAGCGGAACTTTTCTTCCATGCCTGGAATGTATTGAACATCAACTCACCAAGGCCACTGGTGGCGCTGGCGTGTAGATCTGGATGCTGATTTAGCAGCGCAGCCAAGACTGTGCTGCCTGATCTTGGCAGACCGGCAAGGAAGTGAAATGTTTTCAAGTTAAACCTGTTCCGGAGATGATCCACTCGGTGCTTGTAACTTTGACACAAGTTGCAATACCGTTTGCCGCCAGAGTACGGGAGCCTGTCGTTCCAGCACCGGCCAAGCGCATCGTGTCAGTCGTAATAGAAATCGTGACCACACCGGCGGCGTTTTGGTTAATAAAAGTAATGCCAGTTCCTATCGGAAAAGCCACGCTTGAGTTTGCCGGGATGGTGAACGTCCGAGCCGTGGTGTCGGCAGACGGGTGGAAGATCTGTTTACCCGCATCGGTAATCACCAGCGTGTACGCAGCAGACTGAGAGTTCTGCGGGATATTTAAAAACCCCAGCGTAACAGCCTCGGCTGGCTCCGGCAGAGATAGCGTGGTGGTTGAATTGGTGTTGGATGATTGCAGCGTAGTGGTGCCGGTTCCGCTTGCATTACCTTGAAGAATTACATTGCTCATAATTTACTCCGATGATTGTAATAAACTCTTAGACCACTAAATAACGCTGGTTAGTGGCTACAGTGACTCCGAAACCTGTTGAAATTGTAATTGAACCTACACTAAATCCGTTGGTTCCAGCAGCAATTGTGTAATTTTCACTGATTGTTGTGTTGTTGACGATAATTGATCCGCTGGCTTTAGCCGGGCTAGATACAGTGGAAAAAGACAGGGTTCCAGAGCCGTTAGTTGTTAAAACTTGATCACTTGTGCCGTCAGCCGAGGGTAGTGTAAACAGGACGTTAGAGACAATAGTGGCTGGGGCTTGGAAAGCTACGTAATTACTATTGTCCGAATCCCCAAATCGAAGATCGCCTTGGCTTCCGATCTGAACGTTTGAACCATCAAAAGTAAAATTTGCATTATCGCTTAAGTTCCCGCTTGCCCCTGCAAAAGTCACTCGGCCTGATGTTAGCGATGAGTCTGCAATAGCCGCTGCGGTCAGGGTTGTGCCATCAAAAGTTAAATTGGCAGAACCAGCTAAATTTCCACTGTCGTTGTACTGAACTTGAGTGTTAGATCCGCCCGCAGAAGCGCCTACCCGGATAAAGTCTGACCCGTTCCAGGCTATTAATGCTTTATCGCCTGCGGTAACGGTTACTCCTGTCGTTGCTGATCCTTTGACCACTACAGAGGCATTAGACTGATTTATAACTATGTAAGCCTTAGAAGAGCTTGGGGCGATTATGTTACGGCTAACCCCAGGAGATCCAGTCGGAATTAATATTGCGCATCGAGCCTGATTAACTGCGCCAGATCCAGTTGTAGACAAAGTCCAGTCTCCAGCGGCCACCGAGTTTGTGGCAGCGGCAGCAATAGAATCTTCGACTAATTCAGTGATGCTATCGTTGACTGTTGTACCCCAAGTGCCAGATAACTCTCCAGTCACAGGTAGTGCAAATCCTAATAAAGTAGTATATGAAGTTGCCATGATTAGTCCTTATGCTGCTTCCAAAATTTCTGTCCAGTTTGGTGTTTGAGCATCATTAATCTGAGTCCATCCTCTTATTAAAACTGTTCCAACATTTCCAGTACCGGCAACCCCTGTGACAAGTATACTGTCGTCTATTTTAACCGTTACACCACCAACTTGAGCCAGTCCTTGCACCCCTGTTGGGATTACAATGTCCCCAACCAAGACGCTTACTGCTCCTACCGTTCCCGTACCAGACAAACCAGTTACAGCTACATCTTTGTTATACGACGGGGTTACAGACCCAACAGATCCAGTGCCTTGAACTCCTACAATTAAGAAAATGTTTACTGTTCCAACACTGCCTGTTCCAGAAACTCCAGTTGGAATAACAACATCATTAACTACTAGTCCAACAGTTCCTACAGATCCAGATCCACTTACTCCACTAACGTCTACAACCTTACCGACTGAGAATCCTACTGTTCCTACATTACCAGTGCCTGAGACACCAGTTAGAACAACAACAACCTCAGACTGAACTGTAAATCCACCAAGCGATGCTACCCCTGCAACTCCAGTAACTGTGACGTTACTGTTAATCAGTATTGCTACGGTACCTACTGCTGCGGTGCCGCTTACTCCATCAACTTCATAAGCTGGAGATACCCCGCTCCATGCGTTGTATCCCCAGGCCCCTTGGCTCCAACCCTGGTTATAAGTTGTTGCCGACACATTGTTACCTTAAGCTATCCGAATAATTGCAGTTGCTGCGGCTGCTGCGGGGAACTGAATCTGAAAGTCGCCCGAAGACACTTGTTGGTCACCACCAAAACTCAGAACTGCGCAAGCAGGATTACCCGCAGCGGTGTCGTTATAAATGATCGCGCCGCAGGTCGTGAATGTGGCTGATGAAAACGTACTGTTATCAAAATCACAGACTGCGGTTGTGCCGTCAGCAACTGGGGTAATTGAGGTTAAAGTGTTGCCGCCAGTCGTATACCCAGAGCCATTTGGTAGTTCATCACTATTAGACACTAGGGTGTCGTAGCTAGTGGTTGCTGCGCCATATGTACCCGATCCAGATGCGGTGGCCTTCATCAGGGCCAATTTAAACGTGTTGCCGGTTGAGGCTGTGAAGTTGTGAACCGCCTTTAGGATCTCAACCTTGAAAGAGGTGGGCATGGCTGTTGTTACTGAAATAGGCATTTTAATTCTCCAAAAGTTTTGTTAATTCAGGATGCCCCGCATCGCGGAAGCGGTTAGTTAAAGTAGTACCGTGTGAACGAATGCACTGATGTCCATAGCTCACTAGCACTGCACGAATGTGTTCGCGAAACGCTTCGGCCTGCTGACGAATCACAGGATCGGAGGTTGCGCTAATAGAAATTATTCTGTCCACGGCGTTCTCAACCAGCTCCTCTGGGGTAAATCCCCGGCCGGAGACCCCCATCGCTTTGACCTGACCTAGTAACGCACCACCAGAAGCGGAAAACATTAAGCCACCTTGACTCTAACTTGCCCATCTCTATAAGCATCCTGACGGAGTTTGCCGTCTGCCAGGTTCTTGAGAAGAGCAATGGATTGAATATAACGATCCTCGTACAGCTTAACGAGGTCCGGCTCGCCTTTCATAAATGTGATGGCTTCGACCATAGCGCCGTTAAATAACGCCGAATCAAAGTTTGTACCGAGCCATGAAGTCCCCGCAGTAACGATGCTTTCAGGATAGTAACCATAGTGCAGCTCCATCGTGTATGTCGCGTTTGGAGTCGGGCCTAATATGAAAGTGTTTTCGTCAAAGTATGCGTAGTGGGTGGGCTTCCCACTTACGGCCGGAAAAGGAAACGCCTGCCGGATGTAGTTAACATCTTTATTCAGCAAAAAATCATACGCCCCGGTTGTGGGGTCGATGACCGCTAACGAATAGGAATACAAGAAGTCTGATGGAGTAGACAGATACTTGTTATTGATCGTAGTCGAGCCGGTGACATTCTTACGAATAACCGGAGGTTGGCAGCTATTGAAAATCCGCTGCTCGGCTAACTTTGTGAACGTCGCAAACTCATCATCTGTGAAAGTATTTTCACAGTAGTCAGCAATGTTAGCTTTTAATTGAGTGTAGTTCATCCCATTTTTCCGCTAATTTTACGACCCTTGGTTGCAGCGCCATACCCACGCATTACGCCTGTGCCATAAGGATTGACTGGGGAATAATTCCCTCTGCTAATCCCACCGACTGACACATTCATCTTGCTCAATGCTTCTGTTCCGGTTTCGTAACCAGAATAGGTGTTGACGTTGGTTTCCTTGCCGGTCATGGTATGTGGGGCTGCATACACTTCAGCAGACCCAATCTCTTTGCCTTTGACCTTGTTGGAAAACTTAGCCATTATCGACCCCTTCCGTTTGAACGCTGGTTCATCACCTTAGCCATATTTCTTCCATACTTCATTCTGTCCATAGAAGTTGGGCCGCCAGATTTCATTTTGTGCATCTTCTTTTCATGGGCCTTGACTTCAGTCTTGGCCACCTTTTTCATTTCTTTCTTTTCCATCTTTTACTCCTTATGTAATTACCACTGTTACATTTCCTACAAAACCGTTTGCTATAACTTGACCCAATCCAGTTGGGTTTGGAACCGGCCCTACAAGTATCGGAATAGTAATTGTCAAAGAACGGCTCTCAGGGTATCCCGTAAAGTCTGGCCTTGGATTACGCAGCGCCTGTGGATCATCAACTGGATACATCCCAAGCTGGAGCTGCGGCTGATCCGGGTTCCAACATTCCGGGCAAGCCAAAATATTTGTATTCTTTGTCTTGATTACTAATTCTTTTAGCTCCTTTAATTTGTACCGGAAGCCACAAATGTCGCACTCCGATATTGCAATCCGACCACTGGCAAACCTATTTCCCATGATTTAATTAATAAACATCTGTCTTGGAACAAACCGAATTGCCGCCTTTTCTCGGTCCTCGCCTGCTGCCAAGTTCCAAGCCTCGTCATAAGCTGCTTTTAACATAGGTAATCGTTCTGTTCCTTCCGGTATTTTCATCGCAATGTAATAAGCAAGTCCAGCAACAAAACAGTTAAAAAACCGCCACGGGACATCCATCTCATTGATTCCGTTTCCAGCGTCTTGAATCCGGCGCAGTCTCCAGTAAACAAACTTGTAATAAGGTGAACCCTCGGTGCCTTGATTAGGAGTCGGCCATAACGTAATCCTGGGATAGGCCACAGCATCTGGAGAGTAGCCGCTTGCAACCGGATAGGTCTGGCCGGTCAGCCTTTGTACCCAGACCTGTATAGGACGGGCCTGAGTGAGTTTGTTTGGAATGGTGGCGTAAGTCGAAGAACTGATCCTGGTAATACTTAAATCGCTTTGCGTGGCCTGATTGCCGTCCCCCGTCCGAATCACATGATCCAAGAGGTCCACTGTGTCTAGGGGAAGGTTATAAGTATTTGTGCCTTGCACCAAATTAATACTGTTTTGCTCGATGGTAAATAAGTTAATCCCTCTGTTACCCCAATCGGCCAACATCAGATTAATGCTTCTACGAGCAGTGCGAAGGTCATAACCAGACCGCATCTCCCGACCGGCCCGCTCAAACGCCTCTTCACAGAACTCGTTGAGATCTGGGTTGAATAGGTTGGTGCCGCTAGTTGTCACTATCTGTACCCCGCAGTTTTCTTAGCTACGTTTTTGGGTTGGGCCACGAACTGCTTTCCGGCGGCTTTTCCTGCACGTTTGGCTCGGGTGGTGGCGGCGTACTCTTGTGGGGATAACGCTTTGATGGCGGCGGAAGGAAGATATCTTTCCCCCGTAGCCTTCGGTCCCTGCGTAGAAGGTTTGCCACTTTTAGTTCTCCACTTTTGAGAAGTCCAGTCTTTCAAACTCTGCTGAGACTTCGCCAATCCACCGCCAGCCATCTTTTTCTTTCTCCCAGCGCAATGTGCTTTTTCTGAAAAACCTTTTGGGTTATTACAGTCAACGGCCTTTTTGCGCTTATCCGACCACTTCACTTATACTCTCCATAACTCCCAAACATCTTTAGATAGTCCAAAGCATTCTGTAACACTTTTTCACTATCTTGAAACATACCTAAAGCCCTATTGCATTGCTTACATAAAACACCACGAAATTCGCCAGTTTCATGGTTATGGTCAATTGCGCTATCTATCAACTCAATATCTTTTTTACAGATTGCACAACATTCCTCTTGTCGTTCATAAACGTCTACCAATTGTTCTGGTGTAATACCACGCCTAGCACATCGTTTAGTAAGCGTCCAACTATCCTTACTTCTGTACTCCTTAACCCTATCTGGGTTTTCTTCTGTCCAGCGGCGGTGTTCCTTATAAAGACAAGTATTGCACCTACTTTTTAATAGGTGCTTCTGAGCGCCACCTCGATTCCTAAACAAATCAAGGATCTTCTCCTCCCCGCACATTGTGCAGGTTTTAGTCTCTATATCCACCGCCAGCCTTTTTATACTGCATAGCCAACATTTGTGCTTTTCTACCACTCCACTGACCCGGAGCGCCACCCTTACCGCCAGCCTTAATACGCTCAAAGATAGACTTCCGTAGTCCGGGCTTGGTGTAGTTTCCAGCCTCG